TCCAAAATATTACTAGTCAAAGAATCTTCAGCATTCAAACAGATATAGCGCGATGGATATGAATTCTTAAACCAATCGGGTGAATTTTCTCCATATGCGCAGTTAATAACATGTGTAATTCCATATTTACGAACAAATGAAGGAGTAAGCATTTCACCTGCTCCTACTAGCAACCTAGGGTAGAACCATGCAGGTGGTTCAAAAAGGTATCTAGGTTTAAGGAACATTACTCTTTATACACTTAAACGTTTAAAATGAGATATCATCATAATGAATCAATACAAGTATACACAACCATGGTTCATAAACTCAGAAATAAATCGAACTATGGAAAACTTCTATGATAAGAAAAATGAGAATAGAATATTAGAGATTGGTTGTTTTGAAGGGTTATCAAGTGTCTTCTTTGCAGATAACTTTATTGATCATGCAAACTCAACGTTAACATGTGTAGACCCTTTTTTAACTATACCTAGTAACGATCACCAAAAGTATTTACTTAACAATGAAGAGCTCAACTTTGATCACAATTTATCCGTCTGTAAAAACATAGAAAAAATAACAATACACAAAAATACATCTGATTCATTTTTTAAGACAAATACTAAGACATATAACTTTATCTATGTCGATGGTTGTCATGAAACAGACTTTATAAAAAGAGATATGGAAAATTCATTCAACGTTTTAGAAAAGAACGGTATTCTATGGATGGATGATTACCTGGGAGGTGATGGTATTCAAATCAAAAATACTATGGACGCATTTCTAAATAAATATAAGGGTCAATATGATTTAATACACGTTGGTTATCAACTAGCTATTCGAAGATGGTAATGTTACAAATCCTGCCTGTTCATATCGCATCAGTATATGCGGAGGTAATCGACCATTAGGAACTTCTTTGTATCCTCCTGTGTGATCACGATGAATAGATTCAAGATTTTTGAGTTTATTAAAATAGTAATGAATCCAATCAAGAGCCATTAATAATGGCCTTCCTTTCGTGATTTCTCCTTGAAAGGAAATACCTTTTTGCTTTACAAGACCCGATTCAATTAGTCGAATCGCAATGTAAGTTGTGTATTTTCTCAATGGAACTTTAGTTAGTTCAAAAGGATGGTCACACACAAGTTTTTGAAACTCTGGAATTAGTTCAGGAATGAGTTCAGGTATGTGTTTGAGATTGTAATATCCATAATAGAGTTCATCTTTAGAAATGGGAACGCTCAGAGTGTCGTGAATAAACACACGACATGCTGAACATTGATGTGGAGTCATTGTTACTTGCGAGATTTCTTTGATTTACGACTCTTGGTTCGTTTTTTACGGAATGTAGTGCGTTTAGACTTTTTAGACTTTCTCGTCTTTTTGCGACCTCCCTCTGGGTCTCCAGATGTACTACTACTACGAGAACGAGTTTGTGAAGGATTGGTTGGTTCATCTGGAACTCCAAAATCTGAACGATCTACTGGAGGGAATTCTTCATCATCATCATCATCATCTTGTATCTTATCACTTGAAAACAACAATTCAATTTCACCTGTTTTAAATATAGCAATAATCTCAATATCTCCATTTTGACCTTGAATAACGTATAAAGTTCCATCATCATGTATCGTAAGATACATTGGAAACTCTAACTTCAATGCACGACCCAGACTATCTTGTGATTCTACTGCAAGTGTAGTAACAACTCCTGCAGGTGTAATCTTACGAATACGATTATCAATCATATCAACAACTAATACATTTCCATCTCTGTCTATTGCAAGTCCTCTAGGTTGTTTAAATCGCGCTTCAATTCCAGTTCCGTCTTTGTATCCTTTTTCAGTTTTAGAACCAGCAAAAATAGTTGCTTCACCTTGAAAGGTTATCTTGTATATACAAGGATGCTTGTACAAACTTCCATATACATTTCCATCTTTATCAACAGCAATATCATCTAACATCTGGGTTGTTCTAGCAAATGTTGTATCATCTCCGTTTGGTTCGATTTTTCGGATAATTCTACCACCTTTATCGCCTACAAACAAATTTCCATGAGGATCGACTGTAAAACACGATATTGAATCAAATCTATACCCGTGTCCCTGAGCAAAGGTAGAAACAGTTCCATCTAAAGTGATTTTACGAATACGTTTATTCCACAAGTCAACAACATAGAGAATATCTTTATAACATACGATATTTGTAGGAGAAGCAAACATAGCTGCTGTTCCATTTCCTTCTTTCAATCCTGCATCATCTTGACCAGCAAAATCAGAAACTTGCATTTCTCCTGAGTCATCATGTGAAAGTTTTAGAATTTTATGAGTGTCATTACGATCATCTCCATAAGAAGATAAATAAACGTTATCACGACTGTCTACAGCAATCGTGTTAGGATACATATCTCCCCTCATTATAGTTTGTAATCAAAAAAATGTTTACCAACTTGTCTCCTTTTCTAGACGTCTGTCCCAGATTGGGTCAGTGAAGGGTGGATCAGCAGATGGTTGTGATTGAGGAGGAGCAAACTTTAAAGCAACTCTAAGTCTAGTTTTTGAAGACTCGAAATAGTATGCTTGAACGTATGCTCCACAAGACTGTTCAAGTTGTTCAAGAACTGAATATTCGTTCATAATAGTTTCAATATCAAATGCGATTGAATTGAAGTTTGTTTTACGGTCCAAATCACAGAGTTCAATTTGAGGGTCAATATCCTCTTCTAAGCATTTTGCGAACAGTTGTTTAAGATTTATTTTACGAACAGCATTCAGTAAAAGAGAGTACAAATAGATTGAAAACTCTTTTTTGACTTGTTGGTCTCGTATTTGTATTAAATCTTTAACATCTTGTTCAGAAAGAATAGGAGTCATTTTATATGAGTTAATACATTATGCTTAAATGTCTTCCATTTTATCCAAGAAAACTGAGTAGAAAGACGTTAAGTAAATGTGACACAACTACAGCAGCAGCTCCTAATGCACCTGCTCCTTGCCAAGAGACAACACCTCCAGAGGTATATGCATTTGGAATGTATCGGAGCAACAAATCACGAGGAGCTGACATAGACAAAGCTACAGTAGCCAAAAAGAAGGAAACATACAATGTCAAGTTTGCCCACATTAATCGCATCATGGGTAGACTTGGTTTGAAAGAAGGGGCCATATGGGTTCTCTGAATGTGATCGGAACCAGATACACCTGCCATTGGAGGCATTGACTGAGGCATCTGAGGAGAAGGGAGGAGGGCGTCAAGTGAAGTTTGGTCGTCCATTGTTTATGAAGGAGACGGGATTTCACACGTCGCATCTTCCACGCGGTATTTATAACACTTTCCATCTACCTTAACAGTTTTTGAATCAATCTCTTCTAAAGGAACACCTAAAATACGATAGGTAGCATAGTTACGATGAAAGATCAATACAGAGATACCAAGACCGATTATAAATGAAAAGAAAGGACCTGCGCGTTCAATTGCTTGCGTGATGTTAATCATTACTTCTTGTTGAGACTTGCGAGTAGATTGAATGAGTCTGCTTCGACTCCACATGGAACTTCAATTGCGTTTGTGCGAACACATCCAGTATCCGTATGAAAGATATCATGATCGTGTGGTGTAGGAACGGCGACCTCTTTTCGATTAGGCGGAATGATTATACATGCGATTAACATACCTACAATGACTCCCGCTGAGATCCACGTGAGATGAAACATTACTCTTAAGTAGGAACAACTTTTGGAGCAGCTGGTTTGGAACTCCTATACTTAAAATAAGCTAATGCAATTGGAGTAAGAAATAAACCTGAATACGGAATAACAATTGAAATAGCTGTCAAAACATATGCAGTAATAGTGTTGCCTGTAATAATCAATAAATGATAGGTTACTGCAATACTAAAGACCCAAAGCATTGTTAACATAAATTGACCTACATAACCAAGTGCTCCTAAAATTGTACCTGAAGGTGTTAGGCCTGACAAATCAGGTGCTTCAAATTCAGGTTTCTTACCTGCTTTAACTTTTTGTCCATCAGGAATAGCTACTGTATAACTTCGTCCAGTTTTTTCATCTTTGTACTTCAATGTTAAACGACGTCCTGTAATAATGTTAGAAGATGACTGTTTCTCAGCTACTCTTTGTTGAAGTAAACTGGACTCCAATTGATTTTTGTTGAAGTTTATACATTTCTCATCTGAAGCAGAACCACAAATTTCAGTTGCCTTTTTCTTAATTTCAGTCTTCTCGTCATCTGTTAATACAACATCCCTTTCACCTGATAGTAAATCTAGAGCTGGAACAAGTGAATTATCTGCAGTTAAATCTAGATAACCTTGTTTTGCTTTCTCTTGCATAGATTTTGTAATATCAGTGGCTTTACTCTCATCACCCCACGTAGCTTGTTGAACTATAATACCCATTGTTAGTTAGCAAATACGAAATTCGCAAGGCCACTAACGATTCTCAAAAAATTGATGGCTTCTACATAGACGCCTAAATTATAAGTGTAAGCAAAAATTACATTATCTCCATTTGTATTACGAACTACGGTTACGATCGTATCAGGAGGATACAAAGGAGTTCCATCTGGATTTGTTAAAGCTCTCTGAGCCGCTGTAACTATTACTGGATTTGGTGAAAACAATGTAGATTTCAGCACACAAATGGTTTCTTGTGTCGCAATACCTGCAGCTGTTGGAAGAGGTTGCTGTAATGTAAGACGTAGAACAACTTTATTAAACATACTACCATTTATAGCTCCACTAGGCTGATATAAGTCATTGTTTAGTGCAAATGAATACATGTAGACTCCTGGAATCTCAGGTGCATTTCCAGTAGTATGTTTGTACATTTGTAGAAGGGAGAAGTAAGATGTAGGCTTTAATGAAAATCGTTCTTTACCATCCAATAGAATCTGACCTTGAGTTACAGCATCACGAGGATATACTGAAGTTATTTGTAGCTGACCACTTGAATATAAATAAGTCTGAGTTTGTGTAGAGTATATATCTGAAGAATAGGGATTATTAGTGGTTCCTGTAGTTGTAAATGGAGCCCGATAAGGATCGTCCCAATTTGTATAATTATCCCAATCATTCGTCAAAATTTTATCAGATCGTTGTGTAGACCATACAATACGAGTTACTAAATTAAAGAAAGGAATCTCAATATCTGAATTTCCACCATACTGACCTGGATTATTTACAAATGTAACAGTTTTCACTAGGAATGTCTGATCTGCAGTTGCCAGTTGAGCCATTTCCATCTCGGTCAAATAAATGAAGTTTCCTTCCAAATAGGGATCTGGGAAAAAGGTTGTCAATGTTGGGTTAGTAGGAGCACCTGTAACAGTTGGTGGACTAAGAAATCGCCCAATTGAATCATAATCTGCATTTGGATTTGATGAATTATAGTTTGTCATTACAGGACGAATACGTTTACCGTAGGTTGCATTTAATGGATTAACATCTATAACCGTATATAATTCGTTTAACGGCCTAAGTGTTACATTGATCGCAATATCCGAGTTCTGCATTGATACTAATGGAAGAGCCATACCAGGATTCTCACAAAACCAAAAGTGAAGTGGAACAACCAATTGACGTGAACGAATTGATGGTTCAGGTGTCTTTGTATTCGGAATTCCACCCGGAAAGTTCAATGGTGTAATTGCATGAGGATATTGATTAATTCGGTCATATGCGTTTGCAGGGTCATTTACTTCACTAACATTACCTATCATTTCATTTACAATCTTTCGTTTATTTGGATCATGTGTCATATAGGAGTATAATTTAAGCCATTCACCTGTAAGACGTTGAAGAACTTGACCATTTGCAGTAATCTCTACATGATCAATCATATTATATCCAATATTCTCAATCCACTTGAATTCATATCCAATAGCAGTTGAACGAGGATCATATCCACTAGGAGGAGCATTTACACCTAAAGAATAGAGAGGTGACCAAATGTCAGGTAAAGTCAAAACTAAATAGGTATCATGTAACATCTGCGCATAGCGATCAATTCGACACGAAATAGTTCGTTTAGTCGTTGGTGCAAACTCCAAATTAGAGCTACTAAACGTCATTCGGATTGCTTCCATAGCAAAGTTAGTGTGTCGCCGATAGACTGCCCGAAAATGTGTCATAGATGGATTTCCATTAATTAATTCATTCTGGGCTCCAATTGCAGCAAGTTGAAGTAGACCTCCCGGCATATTGTGTTAGTATGAGATTAGACTAAATAGGTTGTAGTCGCAGTATTCACAGGAACACAACAATCTGAAGTGTATGTTCTTCCTAATACAGCTGGGCCAAGTGTATTGATACCTACACCTCCAACAAATCGAGTGTATTGTTGGGCATCATTTGCAAGAACACCAACATACATAGTATTAGTACGTCTCTTCTGAGGTGGAGGAGCTACTGCTAATGATCTAGCAATAATCTTACGCTTCTGGTTTGTCAAATAATCTTGAGCTGAGTTGACTTGCATTTGTGATTTACGGAGAGAAAAGACTATCAGTATAATGAGGTTTGTTCTTATTAGTACACACG